AGTCATAGATGTCTGGATGATCTACTCTCAGTACGCCCATTTGTGCGCCTCTGCGGTGTCCACTACTAGCTATTGTTTGGCAGATAGAGTCATAGATACCCATGAAAGATACTGGGCCACTTGACTGTGACTCAAGTGATACAATCATATCACCACGAGGACGAATACGACTAAAGTCATAGCCAATACCACCACCACGGCGCATAGTCTCTGCGGCCTGTGTAGCGCGTAGCATAATGCTATCCATTGAGTCTTCAATTATACCACTAACAAAACAATTATAAGCAGTAGTAATTCGAGGACTACCCATAGCATTTTGTACTCGTCCTGCTGGTAGAAACCTCATTGTTCCTAAAATATCTTCTAGTTTATATTGATGTTCAATTCCATCACAGAGTGCTTTTGATATACGCTTAATCTTTCCATCAAATGTCTCATTTTGTAATCTGTATTTCATTTTATCAATTTCTTCTGAAATAGGCATTGATGGGCCTTTGTACTCTGTGTTTCTCATTGTTAACCTCTATAATATATAATGACGATTTTCCCCTTATAGGGCGTTTTATATATTACGCATACGGTTAACTAACCGATCTGCTCTTGAGGTTACTTGCTTATACCAGCGGCTGTCAATCATTTCATCAGCAGCGCCTTGCCAATTAGCTAAGTTAATGTTTTTAATAAAGTTTTTAAACTTACTAAGTCTTGGTCTTCCCATATTAAACATCATATTAGCAATAATTAATTGGACTTCTTCGGGCAATGTTTCAAAATCGGGGAAGAGTACGTTACATTCTTTGAGCATAGTGTTGGTGTCGCTAGCAAAACATTCGTTGACTCTATCTTCTGAGATAGGTGTTCCATTCGGTTGTCCATGCTCTGGATCAGACTCCAAAATAAGATGGCCAATACCAAAAGTAGGCAGACCAAGGTGGTCAAGATAAATCTCGTACTTAACTCCCTCATCTATTTTTAATTCCTCTCTGAGTTTATCTATATTCATGCTCTTGCCTTCTTTATTTTCTTTTTAGCCGCTTTAGTATTAGCAACAAATTGTTTACCTTGAGCAGTGCCTTCTCTTTTCTTTTTAGTAGTTGCAGCGTGTTCAGCTGCTGTAAGAGATTTTACTGCGCTTGCTGGCATATAGCGCTCACCTGTAGCAAGTGGACCTTGCATGGATGGTTTACCACTTTTAGTTCGCCACTTTTGATCTGTCCACTTTTTTAAAGACTTTTGTTGCTTCTTCATGACGTATAACCGCCACCTTTAGCTTTGTATTCTTTAGCTACCATTTGCATTTTACGGGCGCTTACCTGTCCGGGCTTACCACCTTTGCTACCTGCAAGAATTCGATTATAAATACTTTTACGCAATCCTGGCTTTGTATAATTACCTGCGCTATTAACTGTGCTTTTCTTTTTGGTTGGAACTACTTTGCTCATTTAGTTAACCCCTTTTGTTTTTCATAAGTACGTAAACCACCAATACCTAGCATACCTCCAAGTACAGTCATAAGACTTGTCATATCAAACTCTGGAAGTGCTGGTATTTCTAGTCCATAAGCTGTAACTGCAAACAAAATAATTGGTTGTAAAACAAAGTGATATGCAAAAGCTACACCGCATACCCAACCTATAAAAGGTCTCCAACCGCCTTTAAATATACTGCCGCTAGCCGCTTCAGCTTTATTTACTTCTATCTGAGCAAGTGCTAGTTGTTGAGCATGTTTTTCACCCATGGTAGCTAGCTCATGTGCTATCTTAGCTTTCTCATCAGCATCAGGAATAAACTTATCTAGTAGGCTTGTTACTGGCCCAATAAGTGCTTGAATCATGTTGCTTCTCCTCGTGCCTTAATACACTTTCCTTGTACAGGATAATGAAAAGGTATACCTTTAATAATATCTTTTCCCATTTCAATTGTCCTTTCTTGACATTGTTCTAATCCCTTATATGGACCTCTTGTATCTTGTGCCATGAAACAATTCATAGTACCTGTAATACAAACCAATACCCATGCTTCAAACATGTTATCTCCTTAAGTGTTAAGACTCTGAAGCCAAGTAATATAATAATAACCGCCAACAACAGCAACTGTTACTAATACAACGCTTATGGCTATAGCTAAAATAAGATCTTTTTTCTTGGCTTCCTCTTCAAGTCTCTTTTTTATTTCAGCCCGTTCATTAGCAATTTCTGCTTGAAGCCTTTCCCATTGTCCAGGTTTACCATACCATTGAAATATTTTTCTAAGTTCATTACGCATATCTTCTAGTTGTTCTTTACGAAAATGCTTTTCAATAGCTGAATCTTCTGCTAAAGAAAACTTAGCTTTCTTTTTTCTAGCTGCACCAAATTGGAGTTCTGCTTCTCCTTGAGCATAGCGTGATACAGCATTACTCATAGAAGAAAGGTCGCGACCCATCTCTATACCTTTTTTAATTGCGGAATGCCCTGCAGATAAGGCGGCGAAAGCTGACACTGGGTCGATCATTTTAGTATACCCTCACATTTTCTATATTAATGTATTTTGGAATACAATAGGCTGTCACTCGATCCTTTGCATTGACGTAATCATTATATTTATAATTACCGTATTGTTTAGAAACTCTACTAGCGAAATATAAACATTCATTTATATTTTGAAAGTACATATCTCCGCTAGTCAATTTTCTTGTTTCTCCTGTCCCCAGATACACTAAAAGCAGGAATACATGTGTCATAGCTGTGTTATAAGCATAACCGCTAAGCCAACCATTGAAACTGTTGATACCATAATCATAGCTTCAAGTCGCCACATGCGTTTATCTAGTGTGTCTAGTTTATCGTTCATCATTTGGTAACGAACAGCACATTCTTTTTCATGTGCATCAAGTTCCATTTGAACTTTGAGTTCTGGTGTGATTGACTGTTCTAGTTTCATCAAGCGTATTCCTATGATACCAAATAACCAGTGAATGAGTTTTCAGTTATAGCTGTTGACCAGTTAGCGTAATTGTTATCCCAACCTACAAGAATCTCATCGCCAGCAGTTAACGGATAAAGCAACGAACAACCAACAGTGTAATCTTGATAATCATTAAAAGCATACGTTTCAAACAATGTAGTGTATGCGCTTCCATTGTAGTAAGCCATCCTACAATGCCTGTAATCGGTGCTTGTTCCTGACTGACTCCAAGCAGACAAATGATAAACGCCTGCTACTGGCGCACGAAATCTTCCGTTTTGTAAACAATTGCCTACGTTTACATCTGTTGCTGACCAGCTTGTTATTTCTATAAAAGCACTAAAAACAGAACTATTTGCTACTGTACCGTTTCTTCCTCTAACAGACATCATTGGTTTGCTTGGTGTAGTCACAATGTTATTGGCATCAATACTAAGTGCTGTGCCACTTGTGCTACTTGATGAAATACCTGCAGGTATTATTAATCCTGATTCATTATTAATTTTAGTTAATGCCATGTCAGTCTCCCTATTAGATAATCTCTGTAATTGTCATCATTGTTGCATTAGTGTCATTAGCACCACCAAAGCTGTTGCCAGCATCAGTGTAATTATCTGTAGAGCCTATACTTAAATACTGTGAATTTATTCTAAAATTATTCATATCATCTACACGAATTTCTATATCAAGAGAACTACCAGTTGTGTTTTCAAAAGTAGCTTGCAAATAAATATCAGCAGCGTCACCATTCCCTGTGCGATGGCCTACAACTGACCTTACGTTTTTACAAGCATCATTAAGAAACAATGCACCACAAGCAGTATTAACTACGTTTGATACTTCACCACAATGAAAGAACGCTTCAATAATTATAGTAGAAGTAGTTAATGCAGGAGTGTAATCATATTGTAGTAATCTTCCACCATCAGTGATTACAGGCAAAGTATTATCACGAGGAATCATAGATGACCCTGTCATAGCTTGAGGGTTTATTTGAACTCTTGTTATTTTTTGAGGCAATCCTGAAATAACTTTTAGCTCTTTAGTACCAGAAGAGTTCTGGATGGAGTCTACTTTTAATATACTTGTCATTGTTTTCTCCTATCCTATTAAGTGTCTCCAAGTCGCGTAAAGAACGCACCTGTTAATGGAAAATCGCTGCTGGCATCTACAGTTCCAGAAAAGCTGTTTATGTTAAATTTTATTTTGTGAGTTGACGTATTAGTTACATCAAAGATTGCTTTTACAAACGCAGACTTTTTATAACCGCCTGGTTCAGTACCAGTTTTTATTTGACCAATGGTTGCATAATTTGTTCCGTCAACAGTGGCTTTAATGTTTGCTTCAATAGTGTCATCGGAACTTGTTGATATAAAACAGACTGTAAATTCAACAGTATAAATACCTGTTTCAGGAAACGTAAAAACACCACTTGATTGAGTCATGTCTGTTCCTGATGAAGCAGTGCCATAATAAGTTGTTTTTGCCCAATTCGCAGTAATGTCTCCACTGCCACTTTTTGAAGACGTAATCTGCCATGTGTTAGTCATAAACGGATTGTTTGGAAAAGTTACTTTTCCACTAGAAGCAATAGTAATTGCAGTAGTGCCGTTAGTATGTTGGAGGGTTTCCACTCCTAGTATTGAAGCCATGTCTTCCTCCTACGTTCCCATAAAGATGCCTTGGAAATGGCTCTCGCTAGCTTGCTGGCCAATAGTTGTTTGACCGTAATTACGAACATCAATAAAGTCGTTCACGGCAAACCTGAAAATAAAATCTTGAGTAAAATGATTGTAACCAGTGCCTTGCGATTGAACTATCGGGTCTAAGTAACCGTTCGCATCCCCCGCACCAGCGGAGCCGCCTTGTGGAGTTATAAATGCACTTATCCTAGTGTACTGACTTGCGTTAGTATTAGAGTTAATTCTAACACCTACTTTAATATTCCAAAGACCAGCGATAGGAATTGTGTAACCTTTGTTAGAAGTGCTGTAACCGTTTTCCGTATCTTCAATTAACCTAGAGAAATCCAATACAGTGTTAGTTGCTATATTTGTTGTAGAGTTAGTTGTAGCGTGGAAAAACGGGCGATTTGCTATTACAACAGCACCACCAGCAGTCTTCGGATGTATTTCATTTACATATAACTTACTCATATTACACCACCGTAAATGTGCCGTTGATAGTCAACTCTGCATTCAATGTAAATGGTCCTGCTACAAGAGCGTTCTCACCACTAGCAATCGTTGTATTATCTGTTAGGCTGTTAGGGTTAACACGAATATTAGCTACACCACCACGACTGATAGTGCTAGATAACTTGTCAGTTGTAACTGAATTATCTGTTGGTACTGTGCTATTGCCTACTTCTCCGAGTGCAAGAATGTAGTCTATTGTATCTGAAGCTGAGAGATTCTCACTAAAGATAATGTTAGAACCACTCACACTATAAGCATCCACAGGTGCTTGTGTTACACCATTAACGGATACTATAAGTGATTCTGCGTTAGCTGGCTTAAATGCTGCGCCGTTATAAGTAAGCGCATAAGTAGCTGTTGCAGATGCTGTGAGTGATCCTAGTTTTTTAAAGTCCCCTGCGAGGGGTTGTTTGCCTACATATGGCATTTATTAGTCCTCCTCTGCTGGGGCTATTGTTAGTTCGCCATCGTCTACCTGACGCATGATTTCATCGTAGTGTGTGTTGGCTGGGTCAAGCGGTACATACATTTCAGTGCCGTTAATAGTGGCTTTAACCATAATGTTTTGCCCTGCAAATTGTTCATATTGAGCGTTTATAATATCCATTTTTATAACTCCGCATCCAAGGCAACAATGCCTCGAAAATCTCCACCGTTATACAGAAAGAAATTCGTATCACCTTGAACTGCAAAAGAATTAGTTCCATTCTGCGAAGTTACTTGAAACGTAGACAACGAAGGCCCAGTTCTTTTTTGAACCTTGAATTCGTGAGAAGATAAATCATTTCTAGTACCACCGCCATTGTTTCCACTGTATAGCCCTAGATGTTCATAATATCGTTGACACCTAAGCAACTCATCACCATAGCTGCGGTGTTCAAACGGCGTGGCTACTTCTCCGATTTCCATTTGCAATCCAGTTAATTTTATATCGTTATCTGTGCTGTCGTAGAATGACCCAATGCCCACAGCCCTCATATTATCAGATGATGCTCTTGACTGCCATGTGTTTGCAGAATATGTGCCGCCTGTGTATGTGGCCCCTGCGTGTAAATAAAGTTCAATCGACAATGAATTGTTTGCATCATTATCCAAAGCACCTGTTGTATCCCCTACAAAAGTAATGGAATGGCGTGTCCAATCTGTAGTTGTCGTAAATTGCTGTGTATTTATACGGTTATTGTCATAGTCATTTAAGGCACACATAAATGTAAATGCCTTGTTTGTTTTCATGTAGAACGAAACTGTTATACTTTCTGCACTAGATGTTCCTTTTTTGAGTTGTTGAAGATTTTGACCTTCCATTCTGTGTTCAAGAACAAGTAACTCTGATGAAGCAATAGATGTATCTGCTGTGGTACAATCAAGATGCAAACAATTAAGAAATCCGGGCAAATCAGAAATAGCAGTCTGTGCTGAAGTAAATCTACCAGCACTTGCTGCTGCGGTATGTCTAACCCTGTCAAGAGTTACATAACCCTCATCACCGTCACCAAGACCTGTAACTGAGACACTGCGCTGAGCTACGTTCATTGCACCGTTAATAATGAGGTTTCTAACACCTAGATTACCATCGTTTATTATTTTATCAGTAGTGACAGCATCGTTAGCTATACTAGCCGTTTTGACAGCATCATTAGCTATACTTGCTGTTTTAATTGTACTTAATGCCATTATAGCCTCCTATTAGTAAGGGCTATCACCAAGCAATGATGTATCCCAAGCCGCCTTTAGCTCTGTAATTGTTGACGCACTATCAATAGCTGAAGCAGCTGGTGCATCACGAAGTGCGTTCTTAGCTGTAGCAATAGCTGTTGTGCTTGCGCTAGTCTCAAGCGCCTTCATAAGTTCTACGTCTTTAGCCTCTAGTAGTGGCTTACGTACTTCTCTTACTTTATCTTTAAATATAGCTTTTGCGCTAGTCATATCTTCCGAGATTACAGTTCCGTCAAGAACCCAAGCACCACGGAAGTTACGGTCTGCAGGGACGGTTACGCTACCAGCTAGTGCTGATTGTCCGTTTGCATCTACAATATATGTATCTACCATTTATTTCTCCTATGCGGCGATTAGATCTTGATTGATCTTCCATGCGTTTCGCCATTCTCTAGTTTGAGGTAATTGTTCTTTTTTACAGATAACCATCTTTAGACGGTTACCTTCGTTATATGTTTTCCACACTGCTTGTGGGCAGTCTTTCTTTATAAGGTACTCAATAGCTTCCTCTTCAGTCATAGCATCAATAGGCTGTGTCTCATGTAGTAGATAGCCACGGGTATGCTTAGTAAAGTCAGGCTGTGCCTCATCTTTTGCTAGCTCGTGGTACACTTCTACGGGAGGTAAGATACCGCCCTGTAGCGCACAAGCCATCCAGTTTGGGTCAGGTACAAGTATCTTTGCACATTCATCTACGTTGTCCTCATAGACTACACGGTAGTCAGACTGATGACCTTCTAGGTGTTCCTTTGCCCAGCATAGGCGGTCAAATAGGTGAGTGCCTTGAAACTCTGGTGTCTGCATTAGGCAAGGTCTCCCAATGTTTGGGTATTTACTAATTCTTGGTCATCTAAATTAGGAACGGAATTTACACATTCAATCTTATAACTGCCTGTAGCAATATTAAAATACTGAACACCCTCAGTGGCGTTTCTAGTATCTATAGTTCTGTCGCAGTTTGTTGGCGAAATGTAATTAGTGTTACCCATACTTGACACCAAAGAAAAAGTATAAGTCCCTGTTGTGTTGTCTGTCGTTGAAGAGTGATTTAAACTGTCTCGTTGTGCAATAGTTCCAGTGCCGTTTAAGTTGCACCAAGCCTTCGCACTACCCTGCACAACGTACTGCGTATCCAGAGAACCTGCGGTGCTGTGTTCTAGCGTATCTGCTTTTATTTTTCCATTTGCCATTATGCTAAATCTCCCATCTGTCCACCGTAATGCGAATCGTAGTCGTAATGGTCTGCGTTAGAATCACTTCTTGAGCCGTAGTAGTAATCAACCCTCAAACTAGAGGTGGATTGAGCCGAAGCGTTTTGGCTACAAACCGCGCCGCCTCGATTAGCGGCAACCCCTTCACTGCCATTTATGGCATTATGCACCTGCGCCAATACAAATTTGTCGGTAGAAGAACTGAAATTCGTAGAAAACGAACTTGTAAAATCGCCGCTTGAATTATCCGTCAATGACGATTGGTTCATACTGGCCTCAAGGCTCTGCGCACGGGCATCGTAGTGAAAGAAAGAGGTTAAAACGGCTTTTTGCAGAGTGGTCGTTGTCGCGCCAGTCGTCAGCGAAACCACATCAGCGGTTGCCACGCCAGTCAACTTGTCTGTTTTTATCTCACTCATGCTAGGTCTCCGTGTGCATTACCTAATTCCATCTCAATATCAGTAGGAGTGCCTTGTGCAAAGTTACAAAATCCTAACTCAGAAGTTGTGTAAACTGCCGCATAACTGTTAGAAATCCCTGCCCCCATAACTTGCGCCATATGAAATGAGTCGTTCCAGTCAGTGTCAGTAGTGCCGTGATTTCCAACAGGTGTGTAGTCTGTAGCATTAAAATTACTAACGAAAGCAACCTTGTAATCTCCAGCACCCTTATCGGTGGCAGAACTTATATTAAGACTATTTCTGAGTGCAATAGTGCCTGTTCCATTAAGATTATAGAACATCTTTGCCGCACTCTGCTTAGTCAGTGTGACCGCACCGCCTGAACTAGTCTGTACTGTATTACAATGTACTGTACTCATGTTACCACCAATGTCGCACCAGCACTAACAGTGATAACGACTCCTGAAGCTAGGGTTAATGGACCAGCACACATACCATTAGTGTTTGCGGCTACTGTTACTGAAGTGTTTAGTTCTTTCTCATGTACTCTAATAATGTTACCAAGTTGTGTAGCGTCACCAAGATATGACCCTGCAGCGCCTTGAGCAAGCATTGCTGCTGTTACTGAAGAAGGTGAAGGTGTAGTTGTTTGTACAGCCTTACCCTGA